CGTTCCTCCTCCTACACCTATTTTACCAAAAGGAGAAACTTTTGAACCTAAAGTGTCAGTCATACTAGAATCTACACTTGGTATATTTGGTATCATTTCGGATAATTCTATTCCCTCCATTATTTGTAATAATATAAATATAATATAAAAATAATATAAAAATAAGATTTTTGATAACGCATGATGTGATATAACTTTAATACTAATTCTATAGTTTCTTGCTAAATTCATAGATGGTTTAAAATCTCGTTGGAATGACTCGGAAGGTAAAAAGAAAACAAAGTCTTTTTCTATTAATAAGTATGGTGAAAAAGCATTAATTAAAGCAGACAATAAAATCCATGTATAAAATTAACTTTTAGTTTGAGACGTTCGTACATTTACTATGAATAATGATTTATTCATATTTAAAAGCAAACAACTATAAATAAAAATGCCAAAGCTATTAACAAACCCTCAAGATTTTAAAAGAAAATGTGATGATGTTGGTGTAAGTTATGATTTATTAATTGAAGCACAACAATGTTTAGGAAAACAAGCTTGTTCTAAGTTTTTTAAAGGAAAATCCAAAAGAGGAGGCGGAAGCACTGTTTCTTCATCTATGGTAGATGATTGGGTATATACACTAAAATATGCTATCGATAATCCAAATGAAGAAGATAAAGATCCTTATGTGCCTAGAACGGTAGAACCACTTGATGAATGGAAAGACTTTGTTACGTTGGTTAATACTCCAATTGAAGAAGATATCTACAATTCTTGGAAAAATCTAACACCAAAAAAGATTGGTCAAGAAGTTAGTAAATATGGATTAACATTTGGAACTGCCAATTCAAACGCCATTAAAACACTACAAGAAAGATCTATGGCTATGGTAGAACGTCGTATCAAAAATTTTTGGAATAAAACTATTGAATTTAACCAAGAAACTAATCAAGAACTTGATTACAATGCTTTGAATATATTTCAACTTAGAGAAATTTCTAAAGATGTTGGATGCACTATTTACCAACAAAATAAAGAACAACTAATCTCTAACATTAAGAAGAGACAGCAGGATTTAAAGTCTTACTCAAAAGACGAAAAAGAAGAGTATTCTAATATATCTTTGCTAACTCTAAAAATTATTGCTAGAAATAAAGGACTTACTCAATATAATAACCTTAAGAAAGAAGATCTTGTTAAAGCATTAACTGACTTTGATAAAATTGATGAAGAAAAAGATAAAATTACACTTGGAGGTGTAGAAGTTATATCAAGACAGTCTGATGGATATATCAATGCTAGTCAACTTTGTAAAGCAGGTAACAAATTTTATAAAGATTGGTTTAGATTAGAAAAAACAAAAGAGTTTTTGACAGAATTATCACAAGAATTGAAAATAGATATTTTAACTGATAAAACAGACCCTAGGGAGAATTCTCCCCACAAAAATACGAACGTAAGTTTGATAGAAATTAATCAATATAATGATTCCGATCAATCAACTTGGGTTCATCCACGTGTAGCTATTCATATTGCACAATGGATTTCTCCTAAATTTGCAGTTAATGTAACAGGATGGATTCATAAATTATTATCTACAGGAAGTGTCAAACTAGAAAGACCTGTAAAGAGCTTTTCTACTCTTACAGAAATTGATATTGAAGCAGAAAAACTAGAAAATGAAGTTAAAATGTGTGAGTATACAAATGAGTTAATTATTTATTGTGCTTATATCGGAAATGGATTAGTCAAAATTGGTTTTACTGATTCTAATCTTGTTAAGAGAGACAAAAAACATATGTCAAGTGAGTCATTATATCCTCAGTGGAGAATGATTAAGTTTTTCAAAGTATCTGGTAAAAATATAGAAAAAATGACACACGAATTTTTGAAACATTATAAGGTTGATTTTTTCAATCAAAAAGAAGTATATAAACCAGTTAAAAATCTAACAATTTTTATTGAAAATATAGATGATTTCTTAAAAGATAATGACCTAAAAATGACTATTAGAACCTTGCAAAAAGAGAATTCGGAATTAAAACTCCAAAATATGCAAAAAGAGAATTCAGAATTAAAACTTCAAAATATGGAAAAAGAGATTTCCGAATTAAAACTCCAAAATATCCAATTGAAACTAGACATTTTAACAAATAAATCATAAGTCTGTTAAATTCTATGTTTGTAATTATCTTATTTTTGTAATGAAAAATAAGATTCATGTTTTTGAAAAACACTCAATCCTTTTAAACCTGAAAAAACACCAAAAAATCTTTACAAAACAGGGAACCCTAAAGCTCCTCCGCTCACCCTAATAATATTGTTATTTACGGCAGTGACGATAAATTCGTAGGTCTGTTTGAAGTTAGCACCAGCTAAACCAGCAGAATTAGCACCATCTTTAGCGGCGCTGCTACACTCAGGTACAATAGAAACATTGGTTAGCTTACCGTAGTTAGTAGATCCCATAGGATCTAGAGAAATAAAATCAAGAGAGTAAGAGTACGAATGGTATCCAGTATCTAGAGGGATAACCGGAGCATGGTAATAGGGGTTAACAAGAGAAAAGTAATCAGAACCCATTTGAGCAAGACGGTTTGTGTTTTCGTAAATTAGAGATGTTTGCTGGATAGGGTCAGCAGCTCCATTAGGGGTGAATTTAATTGTTGAAGTAGATGGGATAGGAGAAGAGGTAAGATAGTTAGACCATTCAGAATGATGGGTGCTGTTTCGAACCGCAAAAAACAAAACTTTTATAGCATGAGAGAATCGAATATCGAAAGATTGCTGAGTGTTAGTGGCAGGAGTGAAAGACTGGCGGGGGGCAGTCTGAACTTGCTCAACCAGAATATCACGCGGTGCACAAGCCATACGCTTACGCTCGTCATTCGAAACGATTGCGTAATTGGCCCACACTTGTGTATTACCTAAAGTGGGAGCACCACCCTCTAAATCAGAAGAAGAAATTGCCTGTCGATAATCTTTTGGAGTACCAGAAAGATTTGCATCGATATTTTCATATATGAGAAGATGATTCCAATCGCGGAAATGGAAGTTAATCCGCATTTCATTGTACGGAAGGGCAGCAGTTGGAAGAGCAACACCACTGTCACGACTATAGAAGAAAGGAAGAGGCAAGTTCAAAGTGTAAGAATGAATCTCGGATCTAGGATTAGTCATATCATCAAAATTACCAATCATGTTATTGTAACCATTACGCTTGCCAGCAGGAACTGTAAAAGCAGCCCAGAAGTCAAGATGATAATTGTCAAAACGAGAAGCAATCAAATCGTTGAAAGTAATACAGCATTCACGAACAATATTATGCATGAAATTTCGAGTCCAACGAATACGAGCCTTACCAGGGAAAGCTGCATCAATTGCATTTGTGGCAGAAAGTTTAAGATGAGGTGTCGTCAAACGAAGCCAAGTCTGAAGCATATAATCACCGGCGCGTGAAATAGCAACTGACCACTCTTGTCCGAACGCGGGAGAACCAGCAGCTCGAGACAAAACCACGGGTACTTGAGTAAACCAAGTAGCTTTCCTGGTCTCACGGACAAAATAGGCAGTGGCATCGGGACCGCCATAGAGGTACTTCTCGATCTCATCAAAAGTAGCAAGATCAATGAAGCCAGATGTTACATTCGATGTACAGATAGAAGACATTGTTTTATATTAGCGCAAGATAATTTTTAGTTTTTTTAACAAAATTATATACTTTAAATATTAAAAAAAATGCGAGTTTAAATAAGTCGTGTGAAAGATTAAATGCTATGTCTGAACTAGATATTTTGAGTATAGATGCCAAGATACGTAAGAATTTTGAGGAAGAGTTCTTAAAATTATCCGACCACATGGAGAACCTACACGAAATAAAAGAATCATTGAAAAATGAAAATATTCGCAGACGCATAAGAGCTAGTCTTGAAAAAGCTCGGGATGAATTAGAAAACTATTTAAATGGTTTAGCTACAAACAAAAATTATAATTTTTATATTATGGAAACAGTGCCTTTTATAGAAAAATATAAAGAAATACTAAAAACTCCTGTTAAAGTAAGTTTTATGGGTAAAATTGTTAAAAATGATAAAGATAAACGACAACTAATAGAAAATTATTTAGAAGCAGCGTCTAAATATGTTGATATCGAATTGGAAAATAAGAAAACTCAAAAAGTAATATGCCCTAATTGTTTTAATAAAAAAGAATTTGATATTGTTGATGTAAATAGTTATATATGCACTAAATGTTATGCGAGACAAACCGTAATGAAGCACAATTCTTCATACACTGATATTGATCGTGTTAATATTTCAAGTAAATATACTTACGACAGAAAAGTTCATTTTCGTGATTGTATCAATCAATATCAAGGAAAACAAAATAGCACTATTCAACAAAAAATATATGATGACCTTGAAGCACAATTTCGACAGCATCATCTGTTGCACGATGAAGATACTACTAAAGAACGTAAATTCAGAGACATAACAAAAAATCATGTTCTTATTTTTCTTAAAGAGTTAGGATATTCTAAACATTATGAGAATGTACACCTCATTCACTACAACTTTACAAATATTAAACCGGATGATATCTCTTACTTAGAAGAACAACTTCTTGATGATTTTGATGTTCTTACAGAATTGTACGACAAGAGGTTTAAGCATATTAATCGTAAAAATTTTATTAACACTCAATATGTACTCTTTC